TAATGCTGAGCAGAAATGAAAGTGAATTCCATATAATTAAAAAACAGAAATGGGAATACTATACAGGTAAAGCAGACCCTAGTGTTTATGCTGAAAAACCTTTTAATTTAAAAATATTAAGACAAGACGTTGATAAGTATATTGATTCAGACGAAGACATTATTAAACTCAAACAAAAATCGGACTATCTTAATACTGTAGTTGACTTTTTAGATAGAACGGTTAGACAAATATCAAATAGAACATTTACAATAAAGAACGCTATTGATTGGAAGAAATTCATATCTGGCGCATTGTAATGCCTAATATACGATACCTAATCATTGATAAAAAAGATGATGTTTATTTAAAGATAGAAGCAGACGAATCTATCAGACGAGAACTTGGAGAACATTTTACTTTTCAAGTACCTGGTTTTAGATTTATGCCTCAATTTCGTAATAGGGTATGGGACGGCAAGATAAGATTATTTTCATATGCAACTGGACAGATATACGTTGGTCTTTATCCTTATATACTTAAATGGTGTAAAGAAAATAATATAGAAGTTGTTGATGGTACAAAGATAAAAGATACTAAAGTTGATGAAGTAAAAGTAGAAGGCTTTATTAAAGCGCTTAAAATTCCTATGGAAGTAAGGGACTATCAAAAAGAAGCGTTTACATATGCTGTAAGAAAGAATAGATGTTTATTATTATCACCAACTGCTAGTGGTAAGTCACTCATTGTTTATCTATTAGTAAGATTTAATTTATTAAGATTAAAAGATAAGAAGATATTAATTATAGTACCTACCACATCATTGGTAGAACAACTATATAAAGATTTTAAAGATTATGGTTGGGATAATGAAAGAAATATGCATAGAATATATGAAGGTCATAGTAAAGATACTGATAAAAAAGTAATAGTATCTACTTGGCAATCAATATATAATCTTCCAAAGACGTGGTTTAAGCAGTTTGGTATGATAGTTGGTGACGAAGCACATTTATTTAAAGCGGTTTCACTTACCAAGATATGTACAAAATTGGTGCAATGCCCATATAAGATTGGTTGTACAGGAACTTTAGACGATAGTAAGACACATAAGCTAGTTTTAGAAGGACTTTTTGGTGCTGTAAACAAGGTTGTATCTACTACTGAACTACAAGACAAAGAACAACTAGCCAAACTCAAAATTTTTTGTTTGGTTTTACAATACAGCAAACAACAAAGAGATTTTTTAAAAAATAAATCTTATCAGGAAGAGATAAATTTTTTAATTTCAAATGAAAAAAGGAATAAATACATTAAGAACTTGGCCACTAATTTACACGGCAACACTTTATGTTTGTTTCAATACGTAGAAAAGCACGGTAAACTATTATATCAATTAATAAAAGAAAAGGCAGGTGACCGACCTATTTTCTATATCCACGGAGGAGTGGAAGCAAATGAAAGAGAACAAGTTAGAGCAATTACCGAAAAGTCTGACAATGCGATTATTGTCGCTTCTTATGGGACGTTCAGCACTGGCATTAATATCCGTAATTTACACAATATTGTTTTTAGTAGCCCTAGTAAATCTCGTATAAGAAATTTACAATCTATTGGAAGAGGATTACGATTAAAAGATAACAAATCACACGCAACATTATATGATATTGCTGATGACCTTTCCTATGGCGAAAAAGAAAATTACACTTTACAACACTTTAGGGAGCGTATAAATATATACAATGATGAAGATTTTGATTATGAAATCCATAACATAGAGTTAGGAAATGGCAGACATACAAGCTAATATAAAAATTATTAAACTTACAAATGGTGATGATATAGTCACTCATATGCCATTAGGCGATAAACAATTGCCTGATAAATCACCATTAATGAGATTAAATAAACCTCTACAAATTAAATACATCCCACAAATGACACCTATGGGAGTGAGAGATTATATAGCTTTAATAAAATGGACAAACTATACGCCAGACAAAATTATTACTATCCCAAAAGATAAGATATTAACTATAACAACAGCTGGTGGGGATATATCAAAAAGCTATTTAAATCTTGCAAAAGAGTATGACCATTTAGATTCACCTAAAAAGTCCAAGACAAAAATCTATCATCAGGAACGGATAAATGATGAAGATAATGAACTGTTAAATGAAATCTTTAGAGATTCTAAACAACCAAAGAGAACTCTCCACTAGCACTCTGGAGCTTTCTCATCGGACTACACAGTCCATTATATACTAAAAATGTGAAAAGTCAATGTTGGTAGTACCATTGACAATTCTAAAAAAATGTAGTATTATATACATATTATGACCACACAGACTACAAAAATTAAAACAAAGAAAAAACCAGAACACTATGTAAATAATAAAGAATTTTTACAGGCGATGATATTCTATAAAAGGTCTGTAAATAAAGCGATTAAAACAAAAGTAACTAAACCGCCTGTACCAGATTATATAGGCGAGTGTTTTTTAAAGATAGCGAATCACCTCTCATATAGACCAAATTTTATTAACTATACTTATCGTGATGATATGATATCAGATGGTATAGAAAATTGTTTACAATATCTTAATAATTTCAACCCAAGAAAATCAAACAATCCCTTTGCATATTTCACACAAATTATCTATTATGCTTTTGTACGGAGAATACAGAAAGAGAAGAAACAAGTTACAATTAAACACCGTATGATTCAAGAAGCAAATTATGATGATATGACATTACAACCAGGTGAAGATAGAGAATTTAAGAATCAATTTACAGAATTTCTAAGGAAGAATACCCCAACAGTAGAAATACCAAAAAAGAAAAAGAAGGCAGTTAAACGAAAAAGGTAGACAATGAAATGTAATAAGATTTTAATAGTAGGAGGAGGTTCCGCTGGTTGGATGACGGCTTCAACTTTAATAAGAGCTTTTCCTGATAAAGATATAACTGTATTAGAATCACCTAAAGTTCCTACAATATCAGTTGGTGAAAGCACAATATCAAAAGTTAAACAATGGACACATTATCTAGGAATAGATGATAAAGAATTTTTAAAACATACAGATGGCACTATTAAATTTAGTATTAAGTTTACAGACTTTAATGGAAAAGGCGAGGCGCCGTTTCACTATCCTTTTGGTATTCCTGCCATAGAAGGAACTAAATTAAATTATAATGATTGGTGGATTAAAAAGGAATTTTATCCAGAAACACCAGTTTCAGATTATGCTGATTGTTTTTCGTCTGTTATGGCACTAGTTAATCAAAGTAAGGGTGCTCATAAATTCTATGGTTTTGATACATCACTGATTCTGCTTATCAGTTTGACGCAATTAAATTTGGTCTATGGTTAAAGGATCATTATTGTATCCCTAGAGGCGTCAAATATATTCAAGAAGATGTAAAAGATATTAAACAAGATGAAAATGGTATTGTTTCCTTAAACAAACATAAAGCAGATTTATTTGTTGATTGTACAGGTTTTAAATCAATGCTTTTAGGAGGTGCATTAAAAGAACCTTTTGAACCTATCCCTAATCTACCAAATAATAAAGCGTGGGTAACCAAGATACCTTATGTAGATAAAACTAAAGAAGTGGAATCTTTTACTAATTGCACAGCAATAGAAAATGGCTGGGTATGGAATATACCATTGTGGAGTAGAGTTGGTGCAGGTTATGTTTATTCAGATAAATTTGTAGATGATAAAACTGCTTTAAAAGAATTTAAAAATCATTTAGCAAAGGTACGACCTGGGTTTGGTAAGGAAGAACACGAATTTAGAAACATTAAAATGAAGTGTGGTATATACCATAGATTATTTGTAAAAAATGTTACTGCTATAGGTTTAGCTAATGGATTTATTGAACCATTAGAAAGTAATGGTTTGTTTTCAATACACGAATTTTTAATAGCACTTGTAAGAACTTTAAGAAGAGGTGAAATTACACAATGGGACAAAGACAACTTCACATTTGCCTGTAAAACTATCTATTATGGGTTTGCTGAATTTGTTGGGTTGCATTATTCTTTATCAACAAGAAATGATACTGAATATTGGAAAGCAAATAACAATAGAAATTGGGAAGAAAGTTTAGTTACTATGAAAGCTAAAATTTTGCAAGGATATTTAGCAATTGCTTTACAAAGAACTGTTAATTGGGAATATACTGTGGACCCTCCTGAAAAGGCTGGTAATAGTGGAGTACATTATATAGCGGCTGGTTTCAATTGGGCACCACAAGATTTACCTAATTTAATATATCTTACACATAAGACTAAAGAAGAAATAAAAGAATTTATGGAACCGTATATGAATAAATTAGATAAACGTAAAGAAATGTGGAATAAAGCAGCTGAAAAGTATCAAAGTTATCACGACTTTATATTAGAAAATTATTATCAATGAAAATAGCACTATTAAATGATACACATTTTGGTTGTCGGAATGATAGTCCACATTTTGCACATTATCAACAAAGGTTTTATGATGAAATATTTTTTCCTTTTATAAAAAAACATAAAATAAAAACATTAATACATTTAGGAGATGTAGTTGATAGACGTAAGTTTATAAATTATAAAACTGCCAATTTTTTTAGGCAAAAATTTATGAAACGATTGTGGGAAGAAAAGGTAGATACTCATATTATATTAGGCAACCACGATACATATTATAAGAATACAAATCAAGTAAATGCAATTACAGAACTTTGTACAACATATGATGGTGTAAATGAACCTTGGGTTTATGCAAATCCAAAAGAAGTTACCTTTGATGGTTTAAATATTTTGTTTATGCCTTGGATATGTGATGAAACTTATGATGAATCTATACACGCAATTGAACATAGTAATTCTGAAATTTTAATGGGGCATTTAGAAATTAAAGGGTTTGAAATGAACCGAGGATTTATGAACGAACAAGGTTTAGATAGAGCTGTATTTAAAAGATTTGAAAAAGTTATATCAGGACATTTTCATAAAAAATCAGATGACGGTCATATTTATTATCTAGGTACACAATTTGAAATAACTTGGAATGATTATAAAGACTCAAAAGGGTTTCATATTTTTGATACACAAACAAGAGAGTTAACAAGGATATCTAACCCATTAAGAATATTTAAGAAAATAGTTTATGATGATACAAAAACAGATTATAATAAATTAGATATAGAAAGATATGATAATAGTTTTATTAAAATGTTTATATCTCAAAAAACAGATGATGATATGTATGATAAGTTTGTTGCAAGACTATATGATACATTGAACATATATGAGTTAAATATTTTTGAAGATTCAGGAGATGTAACATCTAGTGTAAGAGAAGATATAATAGAACAAGGTGAAGATACACTTACATTTTTAGGTAAGTATATAGACCAACTAGATACACCACTTGACAAACAGAAATTAAAAGATTATACTAAAGAATTATATACGGAGGTAGGAGAAAATGGCAGTTAATAATATACCTTTTGGTGGAGGTGGCAGTCACACGCTTTATGAAGGTAGCGATAGGAAAATAGAAACATTAGGATTTTTAAATTTTGGACCATATGTTGCACACTTTAAAGCCCATAAAGAATTAATAAATGGACTTTTAAAAAGAGGCAAAGAAAAAACAAAAGGTTCAGCTAATAAACACCTAGCAGGCATAATGGTTGACCAAAGAGATTATACTATGGAAGATAAAAAGTGGTTCGTACAAGAGTTTCAACCTTATGTAAATGAATATGTTGAAGGAACTTGTAAATGGGTTAAGCAGACATATTCAGAACCAAGTTGGTCAAAATCATATGCATTAATGGGTTTGTGGATTAATTATATGAAAGCAAATGATTTTAATCCTGAACACATACATAAAGGAATGTTAACTTGGATTATATATTTAAAAACACCAAATTTAGATGAAGAAAGAAAAAAATACGAAGGCAAAAGTTTTGCTCCAGGTGGTGTATTATTTCATTATGGCGAACATTCTAATCCACAATGGGCAGAACATTCCCACGGATATTTACCTCAAGAAGGATATATGTGGATATTTCCTGCTATGACAAGACACGAAGTAATACCTTTTAAATCTCCAGGAGAAAGAATAAGTGTATCTGGTAATTTATACTTTATACACCCTACTAAAAAATCAACAGCGGAACTACCTAACCTTCAGCAAGAATCCGAAGATATAGCTGGACTCGCTGCTGACGCAGGTCGTCCAAAGAAAAAATAAATAATTATTTTTAAAAAGTGAATAAATTATATTATGATACAGTTTAAGAAAATATCTTACAAGAATTTTTTATCAACTGGCAATGTTCCAATTGTCATTGATTTAAATAAATCTCAATTAACTTTAGTTATTGGTTCAAACGGAAGTGGTAAGTCAACTTTATTAGATGCTTTATGTTTTGCATTATTCAATAGACCATTTCGTATTATTAAAAAAGACCAAATGGTGAATACTATTAATAATGGTGGTTGCGAGGTTGAATTATATTTTAGTGTAGGACCAAAAGAGTATATT